AAGATCCAGCCATTTTAAGCCTTCTTTCCGATCATTCGCATTTGCATCTTTTTGACATTGAACTTTGCTTCATCGTCGAATTCTTTCAACAAATCTTCGATTCCCGGTAAAGTTCGGTAAGAATCACCAAAGCGATTTCTAAGTGCAGTCGTGAGTCTTAGTCTTCCTACCGGGCTGTATTCGAGGCGCGGCAACCTTTCGCCCAACAACTCTCCGAGATCATCGAGGGAAAGCTTTCGCTTCGCTGCTTGGGATCCCGCTCCGCCCATGAGTTCTGCGAGTGTAACCTTTTTCACATTGCCTCCGGTGGGAACATTTCCTGCGGACGGCGGCTTCTCTTTTTTATATTAAAAGACAGTGGAACTATTTGCATATTTGTTTCAATATGAAGTCCTGAAACATTATTCCCGTTGAGTGGAATTATGTGGTCGACAGTGTATTTAATGCCCTCTTGGAGTGACATTTCTTTTGCAACTGCATACATCAATTTTATAAGTTTTTTATTCGCCCACCTAGGAGTGGCGAGTTTGCGCTTGTGCCATAATTCTTTTCGGCGTGAACTAAGTTCCCGTTTTTTACTTTGGTAGCGTTTGCTCGCATGAGTTTTAAAGTAAGTTGGATTTTTTTTGTATGCTTCTGCATTGTACATTGCACAATGTTCTGCACGATGTACCCGCCAGGCTTTCAACTTGATTTTTACTTTATCCTTATTTTTTTCTGCATAACGCTTGACTGCAGCTCGTCGCTGTAAGCAAATCCGCTCTTTCATTTCTTCGGGAGTTAAACCCAATCGTTTTCCATTAGTAAGATATGTTTTCATGCAACCCCACTTGTGTTACGGTAGCTGTTTCCGGCAGAATTATTCAGTAGGGCTGATCCAAAGCCGCCGAAATCTCCACCACTAGGTTTTGGAGTTCCACCACCACTGCCACCCATAAAACTTCCAAGCATCGAAGCTCCGAATCCGAGCATCGAACGTCCAAACGCCGCATTATTCTGCCCGCGAATCGTCCCCTCAGTAAATTCCGCCCCCGCCGAGTCAATAACATTCTGCCCAGCCTGATTGAGAATGTTAGCATTCCCCTGTCCGATCTGAACCTTACCCATTGCATCCCGGAACATATCCGGGCGAACGGCATTGAACTGACCTGCGGTGTTTCCGAGGCCTTGGATGGCATTCTGTTGAGCGTTCGAAAAGAGCGAATCAGTCTCTGCATCAAACCGAGTGAGTGCTTGGATTCCAGCCGTGGAAGTCTCCGCTCCCGGTCCCAGTTGCTCCCTCAATGAGTTCAACAACCGCTGCCTTTGAGTCTCTCGCTGTCGCTTCAAGGGAGCAGTCACTCCAGCATCCTCACCGCGAAGAAGTTTCAAAGCTTGCTGCGAGGCCTCAATAATAGTCGGATCGATCTGACTGATGAGATCCTCGGAACGCTTCAAGTTCTTATCCAGTTGTCCGAGTTCCTTCTCAAAGTTGAGCATCCCGGCGATTGAGTCATATTGCTTTTGTGCCGCACCTTGTTTTGCCATGGCAGCCTGCCCCGCTGACCGAGCCCCGCCGTCTCCGAAAAGTGCCTCTCCAATTTGTCCCATTAAATCTCCCTTTGCATAATGATACGATTTCCCTCGGCTGAAATCATCTTGAATCCGAGTGCAAGATCCGCTCTGAGTGCCCGCTCTGCTCCAATTCTAAAAATTAGGACCGAAGTCTGGATTTTTGCGCAACCTGCTTCTTTACCCTTTGCGCGAGCAAGATTAACGAGTCGAAGGGCAAGATCCGAACGTCGATGTTCTGGGGCCACGTAAATTTCCTCGAAGTGAAGAATCTCATCTACGATGACATAGGAAATGAAACCCCCCTCGAGTTCAATCGTCTCATAACCAAGTGTCTCCTTGAGATACTGCGGATAAAGACTCATCTTATGCACTCCACATGATTACACAGTAACCGGCACCGCCTGCAGCTCCGGCCTGTTCGGTTGCAACAGCTTCACCCGCGCCGCCGCCTCCGGCACCGATTCCACCTGCAGTTGGAAATTGATATAGACCTAAACCGTTAGCTCCTTTGCCTCCAGCTTCGAGACCAGCTCCCCCTCCGCCACCTGCACTCCTATTTGCCGATGAAGGTGCACCTTCTCCACCTGCTGCGAATTGAGATTTTCCGCCATTTCCGCCAACGGAAGCGGTGCCATTTCCCGCACCCCCACCGCCGCCAGACCACAATGGAGTTCCACCTGTTCCCCCCGATGCGGCACCGTTTCCACCTGCAGAATTTCCTCCGCCGATTCCGCCACCGCCTCCGCCTCCGCCCGCACCTCCTCCGACGCCCGTACCGGTTCCAGCAGCCCAAGTAGGAGAGTCAGATCCAGCAGTTCCATTTCCGCCACCACCACCACCTCCGTAAGCAGTGACAGTACGCAAAGCCCCAGCAATAATTGAACTTCCGCCTACTCCGCCGTCAGATCCGGTAGATCCTGCAGTACCTCCGGCTCCAACAGTAATTGTTAACGATTCGGTGGGGTAGACATCCATTGAACCTTCGAGGATTTGTCCGCCACCCCCTCCACCGCCACCAGTGCTTTGTCCGACGGCATTTGCTCCGCCACCTCCACCAGCACCTATCAAAAGGTAGCTTATGCGATCAATTCCAGTGGGAACCACAAATGAACCCGAGGCCGTAAAAACGCGGGATTGTTTTTTAGGGAAGTAAGGATAAAGTTTTACGTTCTCAAATGCCGCAGCCCACGTTCCAGCAGTCGTCTGATTATTTCGTACTTCTGCAAACGGTAAAATTGGAGCTGGTGTTCGTGCCGCAAATGAGTAAAGCAAAACCGCTGAGTCGCCGTTTCCAGCTTCCGCCGTAGTTGTATACAACTCTCCAGCGCCGACTGCAAACTTTGCAATCGCAAGCTCAGCCCGTCCGTTCCAGTTGAGGAGGTGAACCCACAAACTTTCATCCACCGCGCTGGTTGTTCCCAGTGTAGATCCGGAAGCAATAACCAGTTGAGTGCTGGGAAGAATGGCACCTGAAATCCACTCACCTGAAGCAGCAGTTGAATCCTTAAACTTCAATCTGTTTACAGGAGAGGAGTGAACTTTCAATGTCAGTGCATTTGAAGCGACCTTATGAGTTAGTGCGTAATTGAAAGGACTCAAATCGGAATAAGAGATTGGAGCTTCAATGTTCTGCGAAGCATTGTTATGAAACTGACCGACGCATCTCCATGTCTGGTAGGGATGATAGAGACCTTTGAGATCTCCGCTGCGGTCCATCGGACACAGGTTTGAAATGACCTCATCGCCGTCTTCGGTAACATAACAATAATACATCGTATCTGCCGCTTCGGAGACTCCAGAATCTTTGTCGTCGTCCATGTCCCAACGTGGAAGGTAGCCTTTAAAGTCGACACCCGATCCGTAAACCACAACTGTTGAGTTGTCGGCTTTCGCACGAACTTGAGTGTCATCGAATTTACTGAGTTCCAGAACCATATCTGCACTGTGTGAACGGCTGAAATCGGCTGATCTTGCAGCGACGCAAGCTGTAGTGCTCTGCAAGCAATGTCCGATGAAATGAGCATCAGCGTCCGCGAAGGAGGCCCCGTCAAACTTCATCCACTTATCTTCTTCGATGTCGAACCAATAGTCGCCCGAAGATGGAGTCGCCGGTTCGTCGGCATTGTAAATCGGTTCATTGTAAGTCACATCAAGTGTTCCGTCAGACTTCGCAAACACATAGGCAAGCCGCATGAGTGTTATTGTGTCGTTGTCGGCAATTGCAATTCTTGGAATCGGAGCATCTGTGGAATCAAAGAAGAATCCGCGCTTGATTTCAGTAAGTTCCGTCGCCGATTTCACTCGTGCGATGAAATACTCATCCGCAGCACCATTGTTGATTTTGAATCCAGCAAGCTTTCCGATGAGAGCTGTGATTTCAGTCCCAGCCGCATCAATGACAAGGGTTGATCCGAATTCACCGATGAATTTGGTCTCCTCACCGTCTGCAATTCCAGCATCATTCACGAGAGCCGTATTGTTGGAACTCGGTGCAGCTCCGAGAGAGGACTTCGTAACATCCGTGGAAATCGTATACTGAACACTTTCAATGTAATAAACTAAGTTTGTCGTTGCTCCCTTAACCTGGACAGAGAGGGCTGCCCCATTGGGAACGAGGTAAATCGGTTGAGACGAAGCTGCTCGAACTCGTCCGCTCTGAATGCGATTTCCCACGAGAACCGAACCGATTGCAGTTCCCAAAGTCTCAAGACTGTAACTCGAAGACTGGTACCAGTAGGTTTTTCCCTTGAGTTCCGCAAGAACCGACCGGATTCGGGCAAGCTCTCCAGCAAGTGTCGTTGCGAGAGATTCAGATCCAAGTTCTCCGGGATCAGTCTGCACCTTCATCTGCGTCGCATTCGCCGAATAATCATCAACCATCAGAGGAACAAAGTTCGTAATCACATTATCAAACTCTGCATTTAAGTCCGAATGAGTGACATCCTCAGTCGAAACCCAAGTTTTAATTCTAGAATAAAGTCCGCCCACAATTCCCCCTAAGCCTTACTGGCTTTTTCGTCACTCGCTCTAAATCCCACAGTCAATGATGCCACTGAGAAGTTCTGATTGGAACCACTCTGTCGGCAGTGAAAAGAAATTTGCCGCCCCGATCCGTGGAGCGGCTTTCGGATTGTCTGAGTCTCCTCGCGTCCGAGATCGTCAGATCCCAGAGTGAATGTTCCCAGACCGTCGTCCCTGACGTCCATTAAAAAATTAATCGTCTCGCTAAAAGTTCCATCGATGTAAACATCGACTTCGAGGTTCCAACTTCCCTGTGGAACGAATTCTACATCGAGAAAGTCGAAGAGTTTGTTCTTCCTGGCAATACGTTCGTCGAGAAATCTAAAATCCGTATGGCCGATTTTGAACTCACCCGTGAAAGCAGATCCGCCAACAAGTCTGTCCTCTCGGTCCATGAGATAAACATAACCATCGAAGCTTCCGTAAATTGGCCGTTGAATCTTGTTGATATCTCTTCGCATTGCAAGGCAGTCGGCCTGATCTTTTGACCAAAATGCTGCCCTCGGCCTCTCCTTGTTAAAATCGAGCATAAGGAGAGTATTATTTGTAGGCCTTGCACCGGTTCGGTAAGTGAAAAAAGCTTGCTTCTTCGACTCATAATAAAGTGCATGAAGAACATCGAGTCCGTTGAGCGAAGTGTTCTCTCTGAAATAATTTTCAATCTGAAGAAGTCTCAAGACATCTCCCGATTCAATATCCCCCAGAGCATTCACGGCCTGATAAGAGGTTGGACTTCCCGACTCATTCACCGCAATCATATCATTTGCGACTTCGATGATTCCACGGGGAGAAGCGAGACCGAAGTTTGAAGCAACCTTCCGCCAAACCCAATTGTCAGAATCCGTATCCGCGTCGTCGAGCCAGTAGACAAATCCACCTTCTTTGAAGACGAACATTCGTCCCTTGAAAATGAAGACTCCAGTGACCGATCCGCCTTCGCCGGGAAAGATCGCTTGTGTGAGGTTATTCGAGGCAAAATTCTCATGATCTGCCGTATCCGAGGCATAAGCCCTTTGCTTCATAAAAGCCCAGAGTCGATTCCTGTGCACAATTCCGCAAGTCGGATAATCCGGAGCGGTCCAATCCGCAGCAGGAGCCGAAACCGTATCAAACGAAGTTCCATCCCCCTCGAGAACCTTAAGTTGGTTGAGTCCGGAGAATAGAAAAAGTTTTTTAGAACGAGAGGCGAGTTCACTTCCACCCTCGACAAAATGCGCCTTGGGTGTAAGGGTTCCCAACCCCGTAGCAATCGCAGTCGCAGAGCTGAAAGTTTTGTCGCCCTCGTCCCTGTATATGCTACCGTTGGAACAAGCTGCGATGAGACGTTGAAGTGCTGGATCGGGGAACCAATCCACGAGGGCAACGATTCCTGCCGGAAGGACAGTTGTGTTGTACCTTAAGCTGCCCGGTGCCTTAGTAATGTTTCCAGTTTCAAAACTTACATTATTAGCCTTTATCAATGCCCCCTTAGGTAGAGAGCCCGGAGGTAAGTCGGTCAAAAGACCGAATTCGCCAAGTGTTATGCTTACGGTTTGACCAGTGTAGCTCACCGTGGTACCTCCGTGTCATGACGGATAAAGACTGGGAAAGATTTTTTGTTAAGATTAAAAAAACTAAATCGTGCTGGATTTGGACAGCATGTCGATTTGCAGACGGCTATGGAATGTTTCAGTGGAAACGCACTCAGCATGCCCACCGACTTATGTGGATGCGTGAAAATGGTCCAATTCCAAAGGGAATGCACATTTGCCATACTTGTGATAATCCCCCATGTGTAAATCCAAAACATCTTTTTTTGGGAACACCAGGAGACAATGTCAGAGACATGGTCCGTAAAGGTAGAAGTCCTGATCGACGTGGAGAACGGCATCCAAATGCAAAACTCTCGAATAAAGATGTTGTAGAAATTCGTGAAGCCCGTGGAACTTTTAAGTCGATAGGAAAACGATACGGTGTAACCAGACAAATGATTGCACTCATCAAGAAACGAAAAAGTTGGTCTCACGTTTAAACTACTCATCGTAACCATAACGCAATCTCCGACGCGGATTTTCTAATTTGTCTACTCTCGGAATTATTTGACCAAAATGTTTTCCAGATCGTAACAATGAACCCCGGTGAGCGGCGACCATGCTTTTGAGCTTCCCCTGCATAAGTCCTGCATAAATCTGTGCTCTATCATCATTTTTATTAAGCATTAAGTAGAAGGTACAAGCGTCCTCGAGCACATCAACGTGCTTCCGTGGAACCAGAGGAATCGAAGCGGAGCTGTCCTTTAGGTCGCGAGGGATCGCAACATACTCAACCTCAACGCGAGTCTTCTCACTCGGATATCGGTTGAACCTGACAGAGTAGGTTCCGTCTGCTCGCTCAGAAGCTGCAAATCGATTTGGAACTCCCTCTTCGAGAAGCGAGAGTGGATAGTTCCGCTGGAACGATTCTGAGTCGATTCCGAAGATACTTCCTTCGCTTGCCTTGTGAACTTTCATGGGTTCGATGAGTCGGGAGATTCCCCCGAGGATATAGGTTGAAACTTGTGCTGCCGCAGAACTTGTAGTTTCATCATCAAAGCCCAGAAGCTTATGCACGGAGAATTCCGACTGGGTTCCGTTTCCAATGATCTGGAAGAGTGTCGCTCCCGCAAGATCCGAGGTAAGTGTAAATTTCCGAGTTGTCGCCGAATAAGCTCCGGTGACAGTCGGTCCGCCCGCTGCTGCCGTAATAACTGAGGCAACATGAGTCGCAAGATCAGAGGGTGAGTAGGTTCCAGCCGTTAGTGTTCCAGTGAGCGGAGTTGATGCCGCTTTTTGGAATTGAATTTTATTGTTCGAGGAATCGATGACGAGGTACGAGGGTATGAGATCGTAGTCGAGTTTGACTGCTCTGAAGGCAAGACCGGAACCAGAGGCGTCGGGATAGATTCCGTCGAACTCGAACGCCGTCGCTCCTCCCGTATGACTTCCAATACGAAGCCATTCGTCCCGTCCTTGGATTTGTAAGTAGTATCCTGCCACACTCGCTGCCGGAGCACTACTGAACGTTCCTGCTTCACTTCCGAGAGTAACCGTAACCGTGCCGGTGTCGACTTTGGGTTGGAGTTCGAGGATGAGGGGTTTTGAGCTTCGGGCCCATGGCCAGACTTCATCAATCGTGATCGAGGAGTCTCCGCCGATTGGGATAGTTCCCCCAGCAACGATAGCAAAGTGCACACGATTAAGATAATTAAGAACCTGCGTTTCGTAGGGTGAGTTCCCATTGGTAACCTCTCCACCATTCGTCAGCGCAAGATCCAGGATGTCTGCGGTACTTCGGAATTGAGCCAAGTTTCCCCCTTGGGAGACCTAGGCTCCCTTACGCTTTTTTCTGAACCGGAGCTTTCTTATCGCTCTCGGCTTTGATTGCTGCTAGTTCAAGTTCAAGTTCTGCGATCTTGGCATCTTTTGAAACAACTTCGCGAGCAAGCATCTGATCTTTGGTCTCGGGTTTCACAAAAGCAATGTGTTCTGCTTTTTTATCCCAATTACCGTCAACCCAACGACCTATAGGCTCGTTCTTCGAATTAAAGAGGTTTCCAGATTTCACCGGACGTTCCCAAATTCGAACTCGCTCATTGCTACCCTCTTTGCCTAGAATTCTAAGCGTGTAGGGGTTGTGATCGATAACTTGCCCAGTGATTCCATCTCGTATGGTAACGAGAGTATCAAATTTCTTTTCTTGTTCTTTCTGCATGAGATCTCCTACCAGCCGATAACTTCGACTTCGATTGTTTGAGCTGCGATTGCAACTGCAGAAGCTTCAGCCATAGCTGCAGCCGCCAAAGTAGCACTCACAACACCACCTGTAGTGGCTGAGTTTGCTCCGACAATCGTCCTGTTTGTGGCAGCGTTTTTACCAAATACCTGAGATGCATCCAGCAACAAAGGCTCAGAGGAGGTTAGTCCGCCGATTGCTTTAATATCATGAGAATGAGTTTGTGCCGGGGCTTGCATTACGATTAACTTTTCAGCCGATTGATCGTACTGAAATCGATAACCCGAAGCTCCCTGATCGACAACGACCATACTTTCGATTATAACGGGACAACCGCATTTTGCCTTGAGAATGGGAATTCCATTCGCAGGAACTTCAAGAGTGCTGTTGCCGAAAGCCAATCGAATTCGATTCATATTTCTTGAGTCACTCAGCTTGCGCTGGTTCAGGAGCGTGTAAACCACGTCTCCCGATTCAATGTTAGCCACTTAAGCCTCCGTTAAATTAAGCCGAGAGAACCATTTTAGAAACGTTAGCTGGAACTTCTGGATCGTTTTCGCAAACCCAAGAAACTACCGCTTCACCTGCGACCGAGCCGCCGGTTCCAACTGTATGTTTTACTTGGATTACTTCGCCAGGAACAAAGCTAACTGCTAAGTCCTTAACGTAGTAAGACTGACCTAGAGTACTTAAACCCGGAATGGTGATTGTATCAATCACCGTTGAAGTTCCACCTGCTCCTGGGAGTGTATACTTAGTCAGTGTAATTACTGGAAGAACCGTTTCCGAAACGGTATTCAAAACAACAGTTGCTTGTGCCGAACGAATCGTACAAGGAACCACACAAATGAATTCACCGTGAGTGGCATTTGCCGCCGCAATATTAATTGCAGCTAGGGGCTTCGTCGAACTTCCTGAAATCGCCATATTCGGCACGAAGTACTTGAGCATGCTGCCATATTTATCGTAACTCATTTAAAATCTCCTTTAATCTTGACGGCCCACTTAAGGGCCACCGTTTAATTCTTAAGCATTAGTTGAGCTGAAGTACATTACACGAGCTTCGCCTGCGTTTGCAGAGTCAGTCCATACCTGGCCGAAACCGTAGTTTCCATACCAAGCAACACCTTTGCTGCGTCCGTAGTCGCCTGGCTCTTTCAAGCGCAAGTGCGGATCTTCTACGACACCCATTACTACTGGATCTTCGCCGAAGAATACTGCTTCACCGACAACGTCGCCAGTTCCGTAATCCTGTGCCAGAGCAGAAGTGTGGTTTGTCTCAACGAATCGGATGTTCTCGATTCGACCGACTTCACCATTATACTTAGCCGCTGGATCAGTATATTTTTTCCAGTCAACCCATGCTGGATCTCGGATCAAGCTTCTCTTAGCTTGAGTACTCAAGATACAAACATAGTCGTCTCCGGAATAAGGAGCGATGTTATAAGTAGAGTACATTGCGTCTCTGATTGATTCCACGTGGAACATATTCATTCCAGCTACACCGGCGGTATCATTAATACCGTCAGTAAGAATAGTCAGAGCCGAAACTCCAGTTGGAACAGCGATAAGCTGACCGTCTTTAAAAGCGGCAGCAGCTTCGATGTCCATTGAAAGTTTCAATTGATCTTTAAGTTTCTTTTGGATTGCATTCTCAAGGTCAAAGTGTGCAAGGTCCAAGCTCAAGCTTGAGTAAGGAATCGCACGACCTTTTTCACCAACAGAGATTGCTTGAGTACTAAGACTCATGCTGTCCTCAGGGATCGGCGAAAGCTCCTGCAAAGCTGCAGATGAAGGAACAGATACGTTACTTACTCTCGTAAGAGTAACGCTCTCACCTTTCTTCTTACCATAGCCCTCTTCGGGTTTTACAAACTGCATGAACTTCGCTTCTTTAATAGAAGCCATACGAAGCTTTGAACTTAAATCGTGGTTCTTGTAAACTCCACTCGGAGCATCATTTACCCATGAATGAGAAGCCATTAATTACCTTCCTTGGTTTTCCCCGCTCAATTCCATTGAGCAGATGATTTTTATCGCTGTCTTCTCATCCTTTTCATTTCTTCTGCGAACGTCAATACCTTTTCTTCCTTCGGAAGTGGTGTAACACCGCTCATTGCCGAAGAACCAGTACTTACGGCCTGTCCGCGCTTCGCCGGAAGCTCTGTTCGGGGCTTAAATTTCTCTGCCATGCGCTGGTATTCGGATCGAGTCTTCGTGGCGAGAGCTTTCATGGCCTTATCGACATCAGTCATCTTTCCAATCGTTTCCCAGTTGTCGCGGAGGATTCTCTCTGCATCCGGACGATCAATGTCTGGATTCGCGGTGAGAAAAGTATCCCACATCTTCTCGCGAGTCTTTTCTGCTTGAAGTTCGGCTCGAAGCTCACTCTTAGCATCCTCTTTGACCTTCTTAAGGGCACTCTTTGGATCTGTGTAAAACTTGGAGTCGAAATCTTCTTCTTCCACCGGGGCTGCCGGAGCTGCCGGTTGATTCGACTGAAGCGCATCCCGAACTCCCTGATTGTAGAGTTCCAAGCGCAACTTCTCCTCTTCAAGTTCCCCGGCATACTTCAATGCCTCTGCCTGGGACTTAAATTCTCGATCTCCAATTCGAATCGACTCTTCCTCTTCAACCGGGGAGGCTTTCGCAGCGGGGGCCTTCTCTTCGGGAGCTTCCGACTGCGGGGTTGCTTCCGCTTCGACGACGGGAGCTTCTTCGTCCCCGGACGCCTCGACTGGAGCGCTTCCAACGGGAAGATCCTCCGGATCTGCCGCACCAGTCGACACCTGTTTCATGTGGTTCTTCACTTCTGCAACTTGCTTCATCATTTCACTCATTTTTTACTCCCTAAGGTTTGTATAATTTGTTCTTTTTCTTCAACATCGCGAATCAACATACTAAGTACAGAAAGCTCGCTGACAAGATGATGATAATTAGAGCTTCCCGAACGGAATTCCATGAGGAGCCGTTCATAAGCGACCTTCTTTCTCTTTTCGAGGAGAGGCATGAGGACTGGCGCTGCGAGTGCTATAATCCGAGCCTCCCGAATCATCTCTTCCCTGTGTTCCATGCTCATTCTTCCCCCTTGTACTTGCCCCTGAAATTCTCAGGCTTAACCTTGTTAACTTCTCTATTATAAAACCGCTGATAAACCCGCTTTGCCTCCTTGCACAAATCGCAACGGCACCCTTTCGAGTATTTTGCATTCGTTCCACAAGGTGGAGTCGGCTTTTTCCGTCCGGTTGCCACTTTCATAACTTTCGGAAGTACAATCGGATAAGTTGGTTTCGGATAGGATATCTTTCCTCCCCGGGCGAGGTACTCTTCAAGTGTCTCAGTCTTCATTACTGTTCTCCTGTCGGAAAGGAGTCTTGTGGAAACGATGCTCCACCACCCATCATATCTTGTAGCGAACCGGAGGTTGCTTGTGGAACCTGCGAGTTGTAATCCGGTGCCGCTTCCGCTCCCTGCTCGGGTTGCGCTTGCATTGTCATCTGTTGAGCCTGTGGAATCTCAAGTTTGTGCTTATCTATATCAAGAGAGGTCATGATCTCACCCAGGAGCAACTCAGGATCGTACTTCTTGAGGAAGAATTCTGCGAGCATCGGGTTGGAGAAGACTGTTTGAAGGAGCATTTGGAGTTTGCGGTAATCTTGAGCCTTTGAAAGCGTAAGGGAGATGCCATAAACTCTAAATTTGATCCCGTTCACCGTCGAAGCAAAAACATCCTCGGGCGCGAGTTGGGAAAGTTCCTCCCCTCGCTGCTCTCCGAAGAGTGCAACGAATTCCTCCTTGGAAATTGAGTCCCAATTCTGTGCCGTTGTCATCCATGCGAGCTGGAGTTCGCGGGTACTTTGTCTGGATTCGTAGTTTTTGGCGATTCCCTGGAAGACTGAAGTGATCGTTTGAGAGGCTTCAACAACTTCTGTCGCTTTAACCGCTCGGAAGGGCATAACTCCCTGCCGGAGATCATTCGTAAGCGCGGAGGCATTGAATTCCTGCGACATAATGTTGAAAATGTTAAAAGCCTCGGATGGAATCTTCACCGGAGAGAGCGATTCGATGACCTGTCCACCTACGGGAAGCATTTCGTTCACTACAAGAGTCGTCCCGGCGGGAATTCCATCGGCAACCTGTGCCGGATTGTCGAGTGCCGACTTCCGGAGCTGCTTAAGTCCGTGAACTTCCATCATTCCGGCATCAACAAGTAGATTATACATCTCATTCAACGCTCGGTTGTGTTGAGTTGGAGCATCCATCAAGGCCCGGTGCCACACTGAATTCGCCACTTCCATCAACGGAGCCGTGGAGTATGGAGATTCCTGGTGCCAAAGCGGATTCGGCTCCGGAGGTCTTAACAGAACTGTGTCGTTCGCGACGGTGCAAACAATGTTTTCGAAGACTATATTACCCTGTTTATCGAGGATATTACCCCAATACTCAGTGAGTTTTACCTTGGGACGATGTCCGCTCGATGAAGTGCTCTGTCCGCTCTCCCGAGATTTGTCGAACTCGTCTTCAGTTTCTGAGGCAGCTCCACGGGGAAGCTTCGCCACGACAGCAGAGTCATAAATCGCATTCTCGCCCTTCGAGAGCGCATCAACTTCATGCAAATCAACCCACATGTCCTCGATCTGATAGAGTCCCTTTCCGGTTGGATCGGGGAAGAAATTTTCCGCTCGGACGACATCAAACTTCATCTCCCAGGTCTTATCCTCAACCTTCTCAATCCATCGCTTAAGCTGCTTTCCGCGACCTTTTTTCTTGGAAACGAACCTCGGCTTGGGTTTCATGCATCCGTAGGTTTTTGAAATCGCAAGACTCGCCAGGAGTGCAGTCTGAATCGAACTTCCGACATGCGAAAAGTAGTTAGCCTTCTCCAGTTGAGAATTCGTAAGCTTCGTAATCTCATGAGGCTTCACGAGCATCGCTTCTTCGGCTTGCGGATAGCAGGCTTCGGCACTCCACCAATCGCCAATTTCTACGAGAGCCTGTTGGAAGAAAGATCGAATCGTATCGACTGCCATTTGCTGCTTGGAAAGAACCTCTGTGCTCTGACCTTTTTGCTTATGGCTGAAATCGTGCCTGAGGTGAAACATGTCATAGTTGTCCTTGTTCCTGTTCATGCGTTCGCGCTTAGCCTCGTCAGCCTCGCTTCGACAAGCTAGAATCCAATCTAGGATTGCTTTATCTTCCATAATCTCTCCTTGGTTTTGGCATCATGTCTTCGGACTTCTGAAAGCCATACGAAGGTGCCGGAATTTCGATGTTGTAATTAGAATTTTTGTAAGCTCTGAGTCCGCCAGCTAAATACTGCAAGGCGTCATGGGGATGTGAATGGATGTCCTTTACTGGACGAACCTTGTCCGGCTCAGTCTGTGCCATCGAATCGGGATATCTGAATCCGCCGCGAAATCCCGCTACAAGAGTCGGACAGTCGGGTTCCCAAATCTGCAACTTCGGCTCTCCCTTGGAGAGTCCAATGAGCAGATCAGTCACACCCTCGACTCGTCGGTTCCAGGTCTGAGGACCGGGGCGAATCTGCTTGAATCCAAACTTCATCATCGCTTGGACATAAGTTTCCTCACTGATTTCATTTCGTTTGAATCCCGCTGGATCGAAGAAAGAAATCGTTTGTGTTTCAAGATCTGCAATCTGCGGATAGTAGAGTTTTATCTCCGAGACGACATGGGGAACGAAACGATTCGCTCCCATTCCAATTCCAACTATTTCACGGACGACGAAGAGTCTGTCTTCTTGAAGCTGTGCGATGATACAGGCTGGAGTAAGTCCCGAGGAGTCCCATCCCAAGAGAAGGGGAAGTCCTGTATGAATTTTAGGTTTTGAAGTTGCAAGATGAAATCGCTCGTTAAAGTCTTCATAAACCGCACGTCCGTCGTAAGTCTCCCAACTCTTCTCGTACTCCATCCGATAGGCTCGAATTGGCATTGTTCGTTTGATAGATTCACGAAACTCCTCCCCCCTCTTCTCAGGATTTGCACTATAGTGAACATCAGCGACACAGAATTGATTCTTCGGATTAATCCAAACTTGAACGCCTTCCATTGGGGACTTCGGTGTCACGGGTGGAAGCTCTGGAAATCTAATGTCCTTGGCATCGAGCTGATCGAAAACGATCTTCTTGAAAAATCCCCCGTCTTCAACCGAACGGGAGGAGACCTTAACCATTCGCCCGCCGCCTCGAATCGTCGGTTCCGCT